CGCAGTTGAGGGCGGCCCAGCCCCAGAGCATCGTGAGCCTGCCGATCACGGTTGCCGGCTCAAGGCCGGTGCTGTCCACCAACTGGAGTAGCTCCGGCTTGGTGGGCAGGCAGACGTCATATGGAATCCATTCCCCAGCCACGCTTAATCCTCCCCTCGTTCTTTGATCCAGTCAGATAGAAACTGCTGCCACGGGATCGCCCGTCCGCCACTGCTCCAGGCGATCAAGGCCTGCTCTGTCGTTCTGTCGCGGTTGCGCTCCTGCTCTCGCATCCGCTCGGCCAGCTCCGCCGCCTGGCGGAGGCGGAGCCACTCAGGAACGTGGGGTGGCATGGGTGGCCTCGCTCTCCTGAAATTTCTTCGCCAATTTTCGGAAAGCCTTCTTCTCAGCACTGACTACAGCCGAAACGTATTTCTCCAATGCCTCAATCCTTTCGTGGCACTCATCAAGACATTTGGCAGCGTCTTCAATGCGAAATCTCACCCACGGATCAAGAGAATCAATGCCTGACTTTTCATGATCTAACACGATCACGCGAAGCAGGCCGGCCGAAATCTCTGGAAGGTGTGAGAAAGTCTCATAGATTGAATCACTCATTGTTGATTCCTCCCCGCAGCCAAGTATCAATCGCTGCTTTCGGATTGTGCGTCCACTGGCACGCGAAGCCTCTCCACTGCTCGCCATCGAGCATCTTCACCGAAGAGCCACCGTCAAAGTAGATGGCCGCCGATTCAATATCGTTGGCGGTATCGATCGCTCGACTGTGCGAAAACATTCCATGCCGAAGGATGCACACTGCGTGAATGCCTGGGAGCTTTGCAAACCGCTCCATCGCAATCCGCTGGCCGGTTGACATATCCGCGAGAGTCGAGGAGCTGCGGCTCAATTCGCAGAACAGAAAGCACCCGTGGCTCTCGACGAACATATCGAGATCGCTCGGTGTGATCCTTCCCCGCATCTGGCCGCTCCACCACGAATGATCGAGCATCTTTCCCTGAGCGTAGGCCTCAGGGCTGCGAATACCGCCGGGCGTAAAACTCTTCATTTCGATACCTCCGTGACAACTCCAAACTGCGAAAACTCGCGGGCGAAAATGTCCACATCATCGCCAAGAAACAAAACAGCCTGCCCCTGCAGCGGCACAGCCACTTTCCGCGGATGCCAGAACTTCACGCGGCCTTTCGGAAAGCAGATTGCGGAAGCCTGATCCGCCAATGCCTGAAACCACTTGGTCTCCGTGGCATTGTTCACCAGCACGATGGCCCGCTTTACCGAGCCTTCGGAGTAGGAGTCACAGAGCTTTTCGACAAACTGCCCGATCAGGCCCGACTCATAGGGAGGATTCATCCAGACGTTACCGGCCCATTCCTGATCCAGCCCCGGCTCTTCTGCGGTGTAGATCACCTCGGCCCCTACGACCTCATTGGCGATGGGATGTGAGCCCGGATCGAGATCGATAGGCCCCATCACCTGCCGGGCGGCGTCGATGTATTCCTGAGGCGTATACCATTCATTGTCGCCGCTGTTGTTCGCCACGTGAGGCTTCGTCTTCACGGCGTCCACAGCCTGGCTCACCGCCTCCGGCGTCGGCGTCTCACCGATCGCCTGAGCCGCCGCGATGATCTCGTGCTTGGGGGCGTCGATCTCGCCAGTCACAATCTCGCGTTCAATGCCAAGCTTCTCCACCGCTTCCGCAAAGTTGCCATCACGGCGGATCGTCTTTTCGTTGACGCCGTGCTCGGCCCCGAGCGCGGAAGCGTTGTCGATCAACCGGACATTTTGTCCGGTTGATTTTTTATCTCCACCCTGCGGGCCTTTCGTCCGGTTGTACCGCCTCCCCCGCAGCAGGCTCATCTGCCGCGGATCGAGATTGCGCCGGCCGAGCTGATTGCGGTCGATCCAGTCGGCCGCCTCCTCTCGGCTTTTAAATCGCATCTCTGAGATATCAAACTCCAGCCCCAGTCGGGTGCAGATCTCGTAGCGGTTGTGGCCGTCAAGCAGCGTGAGCTTTCCCTTGCTGGCCCACACCACCAGCGGATCACGGGCGCCGCCGTGCTCCGCAATATTGTCCTCGAGCTGCTGCAGCTCCTCCGCCGCAAGCGGCGGGATCATGGCTGCAAAATCCGGATCAATCAGAATGTCATCAAAAACTTTGGTCATGCTTGCTCCGCGTTTTTTGTCCACCGAAACTTTTTCATTTTTCCAAACAGAGGCCACACTTCTAAACGCACTGATCCATCAGCTTGCTTGACAAGATCTGTTGTGATGTGAAGGCCATCATCATCAGACGTAATCACCACGCATTCAGCAAACATTGGGCATTCTTCATTGTCTAAATCCTGCCAGAGCTGCCGCTCTGAATAACCTTTTTTTAGCGGAATAAAGCTGATGCTAGAATCAGGCCAAGTGGCCATAAGTATTTTCATATCCGTCATCCTTTCGTTGTGATTTTCAATCCCACCTACCCCACACCAACCGCATCAAATAGCGTCTTACTGTTCGCCTCCGCCACCTTTCTCGCCTTGCCGAGATTCTTAAGAGCCTGCGTGTGGTACTCCGGCTTGAGCTCGCACCCGTAGAACCGACGGCCCCGCTGGAGCGATACGTACCCCTCGCTCCCGATGCCGGTGAACGGTGAGAACACCAGCTCCCCCGGATTCGTGTAGAGCCTCACCACGCGATCGATCACGCCGAGCTGCAGCGGGCAGATATGCCGCGTGTCCTCCTCGGAGCGAGCCTCTCGCACGTTGAGCGTGTCCGTCTCTTTGATGTCTCCCCAGCAGCACTCGGCCCAGTCGATCCACTCGTTCCGCGATACCTCGCCCTTGGAGTCCACGGCGATCGCGTTCTCCCCCGGAGCCCGAAACTTGATGAGGTAGTCCGCCAGGGCGCCGCGTTGCCGAGCACGATCCGACTCCAGCCCGGAGAATTGGAGCTCCCGGCTTTTCGTGCGGATCGCCTGAGCCTGCGGATTCTTTCTCACGGCCCAGTCATACTCGTAGACAAGCCCGGCACGCTCACCCATGCGGATATTGATCCCGCGGTAATCGTGGAGGCCTACCTCCCCGCTCCGCTTGAGCCGGGGAATCTGCATCACATGCACCACCACCGCCCGGCCCGGCTTCAGCACCCGCCGCAGGCCAGCGTAGAACCAGCCGAGGTGGAGCTTTGCCTCCCCGCGGAGATTCTCGCTGTTGCCGATATCCTCGGCCTTCGAGGTATAGGAAAACAGGCTTGGAAACGGTGGGGAAAACACAGAGAAATCAACGCTGGCCGCCGGCATCGCCTCCATCATGTGAGGGATGCAATCGCCGAGGTGCACAGCGTACTGATCATCAGCCTTGAGTAGATTCACGAAACAATGCCTCCTGCTCCTTCGTATCTGCGTCCACGCGACGTGCCTTCCGGAGCACGTTCTCAATCATGGGGCGCTCCACTTCAGTGATCGGGATGTGAACGTTTAGCGGCCGCGTCGATCCGACGCGGTTGGAACGCTTCACCGCTTGGTAGTATTCCTCGTATGAGTCCTGTAGGCCGGAGAAAACCTGCCGGGTGCAGATTTGCAGATTGAGGCCAAAGCCGAGGATCTTCGGCTTGCTGATGAGCACGCGGATCGTGCCGGCCTTGAACTCATTGACGATCCGCTGCCGCTCATCTGCCGGCGTCGAGCCGTCGATGCTGGCGGCGCCGGGGATGGTGGCCGCGAGCATATCCTGCTCGTCGTTGTACTTACACCACACCAGCGTAGATTCCTCCGGCCATGATGCGATCAGATCGCAGATGAAAGCCGGCTTGGCCGAGCTGTCACACTTGGCCATCCGCGAGAGCTTCGCCCGCGTGGTGATGCCGCCGAGGCTCGTCACGAAGAGCTGCCCCGTCTCCCCTTGTATCGCCTTATTCTGATCGGCTGAGAGCTCCACATCGTGAATGTGTACGTTGATCGGCGGGATGCTCGAGACGTTATCCTTCCAGCCGTAGGTGCTCGGATCGGTAAGGAAAATGCACCAGTGAGAAAGAGCGGTATAGAACGGCTTGAGAGCGTGCGGCTTGAGCTCCCACCGCTCCGACGTCTGCCCGCGATTCACAAAGAAGCGAGCGAGGAAGCTGTTCACATTGGGGAACGCGTCGAGGAATACCGAATGGTTCGCGTATTCGATCCGATCATTGGGAGCCGGCGTGCCGGTGAGAGCCAGCTTGTAGGGAACGCCAGCACCGAGCCGCAGGCACACCTGTCCCCATTTCCCGTAGTGGCTCTTTAGCATCGACGATTCGTCGAGGATGAGGCCGGCCAGATCGCCGGCCGGCGTCTCGTCGGTAAGAGCGTCATAGTTGGTAATGCCGATCCGGCCGCCAGGGCGGCGCATCCACTCCGCGAGATCCTTAGCCGCCACCCGCTCAATTTTGAGCTTCCCGCCGTAGAACCGCTCGGCCTCGCCGATCGTCTGCGGCACCACCATCAGCGGCGACACGATCAATACCGGCTTGCTTGGGATCGCCTTGTGTACGTGTCGTGCGAACTCAAGGAGCATTGGCGTTTTCCCGAGCCCGCAGTCGGCGAAGATTGCGAACTTCCGCTTCCTGATCGCCGTGGCCACGATGGCCTTCTGGTAGTCGAAAAGCCACGCCTTCGGCTTGAATGTGGCGGCGGCCGCCCCCGGCTCCGCGTGCCCCATGAGGCCGGCGTACTCGTCGGGGATCACCGCCAGCCGGCCGCGGATCTCATACCGCGGGAGCTGCTTGATCCTGATGAAATTCCGATAGCCTTCGATGGTGTTGTCTAAGTGAATGATCATCTGCCCCTCCGTGGTTCCCGTGTGTATTAGCCGCGTCTCGTGCGGCATCCGGCTGGTTCGTGCCTGTGTCTACTCAGGCTCCCAGCTGCCGGCGTTTCGGGGAACGATGAAACCCCATGCACCTC